CGTGACGCTCGGCGAGGGCACAAAAGTCTGGCAGTTCGCCTCGATCACGCGCGGCGCGGTGATGGGCAAGGATTGCTCCCTCTCGCCCTTCGCCATGCTCGACGGATCGGTCTATGGCGATCGCGTCATCGTCAGCGGTGGGGTGAAGGCAGGCGCGGGCTTCAAGGTCGGTGACGATGTGTTCCTCGGGCCGAACGTCGTGCTCTGCAACGATTGCTGGCCATTCGCCACCAAAGACGGTTATCGCGATGATCTCCTGCGCGATGGCCGGCATTTCGCCGTCGTGATCAGCAGTGGTGCGGCGATCGGCGCCGGAGCGATCATCCTGCCGGGCGTGACGATCGGCGCCGGCGCTGTGGTCGCGGCAGGGGCCGTCGTCGATCATGATGTGCCGGAACGCATGATCCGCTGCCGTAACGGCTATACCAGGCCGAGCGTGCCGGCGGACTGGCGCGAGAAGCGCATGCGGTGGACGGCATGCTGACCGTCTGCACACTGCTGTGGGAGCCGAACGGCAGGAGCCGCGATTTCTCTCGCTGCTATTCGCCGGCTTGGGTTGACAAGCTCTATCGTGGCTTCGCCCGCAATCTGACGGTCCCGTTCGAATTCATCTGCTATGTGGTTCGGCCCTATGAATTCGGAGAGCCGGCGATCGGGCAGACAGAGGTGGCGGGCCTCGGCTCGCGCGGCTATTCCGACTGCATCAAGCCTTACGAGCTGGGCCTCCCGATGATCCTGGTCGGTCTCGACACGATGGTGATCGGCAATATCGATCATCTCGCGGAATACTGCCTGACGGCTGACAAGCCAGCCTTCCCGGTCGATCCCTATCATCCACATCAGGTCTGCAATGGCGTTGGCCTCGTCCCCGCCGGATGGCGTGAGATCGGCACCCGGCACCGCGCCGAGAACGACATGGAATGGGTCAGGCGCTTTCCGCATAACAGGATTGACGATCTCTTCCCGGGACACGTCGTCTCCTACAAGGGCCACGTGAAGAAGAAGGGCGTCGGCGATGCCCGCATCATCTACTTCCATGGGCAGGAAAAGCCGCACCAGCTTGGGAATGTCAACGTCGTCAGGGAGCATTGGATCTGATGGCCTGGATACGTTTTACCGCCGACTTCAATTTTCGTCCGAAGGTAGTGACTACGATCGCCTATAAGAAAGGCATGGTGATGAACGTCACCGGCCAATGCGCGACGCTTGCGATTGCCGCCGGAAAGGCTGTTCGGATGGAGAAGCCGAGCAAGGATGCCGAACCGGTTGAGGCGGATACTGTCGGTCCTGTTTCGGTGCCTGCGGAGAGGGAATGATGACCGGAGCCGGCCAGCTCAACCGCCGCGTCACCTTTCAGCAGCGCGTGCCGGGCACGGACAAGTTCGGCAATCCGACGCCGGGCGACTGGCAGGACGTTTATACCTGCGCGGCGCGCCTTCAGCCGCGGTTCGGCGGCAGCCTGACGGTGGAAGGGATAGCGCAGGCGCGGCTTTCGTCGCAGCAGCCCTATAATCTCGTCGTTCGCAACTCAGCCGCCGCGCGTGCGGTGCGCCCGGACTGGCAGGTTATCGACGCACGCGACACGCCCCGCGTCTTCGCCATCAAGACGATCGTCGATCCCAACGAATGCGGCCATTGGCTCGAAATGCTGGTTGTGGAAAACGGCGCGTCCTGATGGCGTTCAAAGCGAAAGTCTTGGGCCGCGAAGCCCTGATGAAGAAGCTGGAGAAGATCACGCCCGGCGTCACAGAAGCCGCGGCGGAGGCGAAGATCGAGGCGGCGAAAGAGGCGGCAAGTCTCATCAGCGCCGCCGCGCCATACGAGACCGGCGAGTATATGGAAAGCATTCAGGGCGGCCGGCAGGCGGATCATCCTGACGCGCATCGTATCGGAACCAGCACGCCATCGAAAGACCCGGACGCGACAGGTGTCTATGCCGACTATATCTGGCGCTTCCTCGAATTCGGTACCGCGCCCCACAAGATCGCGGCCAAGGAAAAACCGCTGCTTGTTTTTCGCGGGGAGAACGGCCGGTTCGTATCGAAGAAGTCAGTCCAGCACCCGGGCGGCCATGCGGAACCTCATGTCTTCCCCACATGGAACGAGTTTCGCCCAAAGGCGAAGAAGATGATCAACAAGGCCGTCAACGACGCCGTGAAGCGATCCCTCGGAAAGTAGAATGGCATCCGCGTCCAACGAACTGATCGGCGTCGCTACCGCCTTCCTGCGGGCCTATGCGCCGCTGGTGGATCTGATCGGCCAGAACAAGATCGTCTATCGTGCCGACCAAAACATAGCCGTTCCCTATGTCACGGTCGATGACGCCTTTACGACCCGCGGCGACATGTCATGTGTGGACAGTATCGAGGTCACGCTCAACATCCATGTCTGGACCGAAGGCGATTGCATCGCGGATAGTTGCGGGCCGCTTCAGGACGCCCGCACGATCGGCGCACTGGTAATCGCGGCCCTTCATCGGCAGGCGCTTTCCTTGCCGTCCAACACTCTCGTGACGCTGGAAAGCACCGGCGAACGCGTCTTCTACGATGCCGATGGCGTTTCCGGCCATGGCGTCTTCGCATTCAACGCGGTTGTCGAGTCCGCGCTCGAATAATCCCCCACATATTTTCAACCAGGCAATAGGAGATGTCCATGCCTAGCAATGATGGCCAGCAGACTGGCCGACTTTTGCTCGTCAAGATCGGCGACGGCGCTTCGCCGGAAACGTTCAACGCCCTCTGCGGTGTGCAGACCCGCAGTTTCAATATGTCGGCGGATGATGTCGACACCACCATTCCTGACTGCGAAAACCCGGAAAACACGCCGCAAAAAACGGGTGTTCCGGGCATCAAGCAGCGGACCTTCACCGGTTCCGGAAAATTCGTGAAGAGCACGAATTCGTCGGCGTTCATCGCGCACGTCATGAACGGTGAAACTTTCAACGCGGAGGTTGTCGTTCCGGGTCTCGGGACCTTCACCGGCCCCTGGTATGTGACCGATTTCACCTTCAACGGTGATCAGACGGGCACTATGGGGTTCGACGCGACCTTCATGGCGGCCGATGTCCTCTCCTTCGAGGCTGAGGCCTGATCATGGCGCTCGAAGTGAATGGCGCGAGGGGCGAAGTTCCCCTCACGGTGGGCTCCGTGGAACTGGTGATCGCCGCCACCATGGCGGGTCTTGCCGCGACTTCGACGCGGCTTCAATGCAAGTCGATGTCCGACCTGTTCGAGCGCCTGTCCGGCGTTGAACCGGCCGCCACGCTCGCCGCGATCGATTGCCTGACCATCCGGGGTGACAAGCAGGCGGCGCTTGCGGCGATCACGCTGAAGGATTTTCCGTCCTGTGCCGGCGCGTTTGCGCAGGCTCTCAATCATCATTTCGATGGTGAGCCAAAAAACGCCAACGCCGTCAGGAAGAAGTAGAATTCCCCTGGCGGCAATGGATGAAGACTGCATTCGGCGCCCTGAACTGGACGCCGGAAATCTTCTGGCGATCGACCTTGACGGAATATCTGTCGGCCATCGACGGCTTCAACGAAGCGCACGGATCGGAGAAGACGGCAGCGCCGAGCGATGACGATCTGGATAATCTGGTCGCGAAATACGGTTAGTTGGCAGCAACGAGTGTCGTGTAGATGCCGGCTTTTTTGATGCTTTCGATATCGCTGTGCGAGAGCAAATCGTGGGTGAGGCATAGGCGCCCATCGCGGAGTTGATCTGGTGTGAAAGCATCCGCCGTCTTCATGTGTTTCATGCCAGAAACCCAAACCACGTCAGTAGCGACCTGCGCGCATTTGTCTTTGTCGAGTTCGGCCAGACGATATTTGTCAAGATCTTTCTGCATTGCAGCCTTGAGGTCTGCTTTTTTGTTTACTGCGGCGATCATTGCCTGTTGACGAAAGGCGATAGCCGCCTGCCGGGCAGCATACGCTTGATATTGCCCGTTCAGATAGACAGCGCCGCTGACGATTATAACGACACACGCCGTTCCGATTAGCCATTTCATCGCTGAGCCCTCCGGCCGCCGATTATTTCAGGAACCTCTATG